GACACCGACGAAGCACGCCTGTTCCTGGCGATCCTCGGCCTGTCTCGCTGACTTTTTAGCCACCCCCCGGTCAATCCGCCGCCCTTCGCCTTTTTCTCGTCTGACCCCGAAAATCCGCCCGGAAACGGCCCTGGAAGGCCGCGGTAACCGGGCAGGTTTCGCCCCAGGTTCGCCGGTGTTGCACCCGGTATGGTGCGCGCCGTGACCGAGGACGGATACACCCGCGCGCCGCGCCGCCGGCAGGCGGTGAAGGCGGCGCTGATCGCCGAGCGGGGGGCGTGGTGTGAGTACTGCGATCGGGGTTTCCCCGCTTCGCAGCTGACGTTGGATCATGTGATTCCACGCAAGCGCATCGCCGACCTGGACTTGGATCGCACGTTGCTGTGGGATCCGGCGAATCTGAAGCTGGCCTGCGACCGGTGCAACAAACGCAAGGGTGCGCGCACGGCCCGGCCGCGGCCGGGCCGGGTGGAGGTGGCCCGTGGCTGGTAGACGCCCGAAGTGGCAGGTGGACTTGGAACGGCGGCTGTGGGAGTTGCTGGGTGAGGCGGGGCCGCGCGACGCGGCCCCGCTGGCCCGGGTGTTGATGGACTTGAAGGCCGGTGCGGTGTCGGCGGGGCAGGCCCGTGACGCCCTGGACGAGTTGGAACGCAAACGCGCGACCAGGCAGGCCCGCGGGTCTTCTGAGCGGGGGGCGGAGGGTTGAGCCGCCTGCCGACGTTCCGGCACGCGACGGACGGTGGGCAGGACATCGCCGATGAGGCGTTGGAGTTCGCGTCGGTGATCGGGGTGGAGCTGACCGGCTGGCAGCAGCTGGTGTTGCGGGATTGGCTGGCGACCACCGATGACGGCCGGTGGTGTCACCGCACCGGGTGTCTGATCGTGCCGCGGCAGTCTGGCAAGTCGGTGCTGTTGACGGTGCGGTACCTGCACGCGTTGTACTTCGGCGCTGAGGAGTCGATTCTGGCGACCGCGCACCGGTTCGCGACGGTGCAGGGTCAGTTCACCGACATGGTCGCGCTGGTGGATGGCAGCGATGCGTTGCGCCGGCGCACCCGCCGGGTGTTGACCGGCACCGGTAATCAGCTGATCGAGACGATGTCGGGGTCGGTGATGCAGCTGGCCTCGAGGACGAACACCATGTCGGGTGGGTCGCGGGGCCGGTCGTACGACCTGATCGGTTTGGATGAGGCGCTGATCCTGGACCAGGCTGGGCCGTACATGTCGGGGGTGTTGCCGACACAGTCGGCGCGGCCGAACCCGCAGATGTTGTATGCCTCATCGGGTGGGGATCACGACTCGACGCAGCTGTCGGCGGTGCGCGCGGCCGGCTATGACCGCACCCCGGGGTTGTGCCTGCACGAGTGGGCCGCCGGGGACGGGGACGACCTGGCCGCCGAGGCGACGGTGGCGAAAACCAACCCTGACTATCCGATCCGTCCCACCCCGGAGGCGGTCGCCGCGGAACGGGCCACGTTGACGTCGACGGCGTTCGCCCGGGAACGGCTCGGGGTGTGGTCCACCGGCGCGCCGGAACCGGCGTTGAACTTTGACACGTTCGCCCGGGCGGTGGTGCCCCACGCCGGTTTCCCGGCCACGGGCGCGGCGAAACTGGCGGTGGATGTGTCGATTTCGCGGGAGGGGGAACGCACCTCGGCGGTGGCGGTTGCCTGGCGTACCGAAGGGCGGGTGCATGTAGTGCTGGTGCAGCAGGCCCCGGACACCGCGTGGGTTGCCGGGCGGGTGGCCGAGGTCGCCGCCCGCTACGGGCTGGCCGAGGTGTGGTTCGCCCCGGGCGGGGCGGAGGATGTCGCGACCGGGCTGGTGTCGGCGGGGTTGACGGTGCAGCGGCGCACCTACGCCGGTCTGCGGGCGGCCGCGGCGCGGCTTGCCGAGCTGCTCGGCGAGGACCAGGTGCAGGTGCAGCATTCCCCGACGTTGATGCTGGCCGCCCGCACCGTGCCGAAAACGAAAGCGGCGGACGGGTCGTGGGGGTTCTCGGCGAAGGCCGGCGCGCCTTCGGCCGGGTTGAACGCGGTGGCGTTGGCGGTGACCGCCGTCGACACCGACCCCACACCGGAGGCGCACATCTGGTGAATGGGCGGGCTACGCCACACCTGGACGTTATAGTGCCCGCCGTGCCCCGCCCACCGGCGCGCATGACGCGCAGCGCCAAGGTCCGTACCAGCGGCGCCAGCCTGCTCCTCGAGGGGTCGGGTGAGGATTACGGGTGGCTGTCGAACTTCGCCGCGGGAACGTTGGGTGACTACTCGCCGTATTCCGGCCGCCCGTCGTGGTGGGTGGGGCACGACAGGTTCGACGGGTCCCCGGTCGGGCCGACTCTGGGCGGGTTCGGTGCCGATCCGCGGGCCGGGTTGCCGCACGGCGGCTGGTGGAACCGGCCCGACGACGCCGCCGGGCTGCTCCCGGCGGTCACCCGCGCCACCACCGTGATCGTCAACCCGATCGTGCGCACCCCGTGGCAAACCCACACCGACGACATGCAGGAAACCCCCCTGCCGCGGTGGGTGACCGACCCGATGATGCGCAGGGCGGTGCCCGGGCCGAACCTGCCGTCGTTCCCGTGGGGGCAGCGGCTCAGTGGCGCGGAGTTCTGGTCGACGTTCCTCACCCACGCGATCTGGTTCGGCCTTGGGGCGTTCCTGGCCGTGGAACGCTCCGATGGCAGCCCGTTGCAGGGGTCGTTGCGGATCGTCAACCCGTACCTGGTCGGCCTCGAGGACGGCCGGTGGGTGCTGGACCCCCACGGTGAACACCCGGCCGTCACCGACTTCGACGGCCGCATCCAGATCGGCGGGGTCACCTGGCGGCTGTACACCATGCTCGGGCTGACCCCCAACGACCCGGCCAACCCGGCCGGGGTCCTCACCCGCCACTTCGACACGTTGCGGCTCGGGGTGAACATTCACACCTTCCAGATGGGCCAGTTCGGCAACGGGGTCCCCGCCGGCTACCTGAAGGTGGTGCAGCCGAACTTCTCCGAGGAGAAAGCCGCCGCGCTGAAACGCACCTGGCTGGACGCCCACGGCGGCGCCCGGAAATCCATCGCGGTGCTCAACGCCCAGGTCGACTTCACCCCGGTCACCGTGAAAGCCGTCGACGCCGAAACCACCGCCCTGAAAACGGCGAACCTGGTGGATGTGGCGCACATGTTCGGGCTGTCCTCGACGTGGCTGGACACCAGCGCCGGCTACTCCCTGACGTACGCCAACGCGGTCGACAAACGCCGCGAAATCCTCGACTTCTCCCTGACCGGGTGGGGTCAGCAGTTCATGGAAGCCCTGAACGTGTGCCTGCCGGACCGCCAGCAGCTGCGCATCCAGTGGGACAAGTTCACCGCCCCGTCGCTGGCCGAACAGATCCCGGTGCTGGTGCAGGCCGTCGCCGCCGGGTTGCTCGACGTGGAGGAGGCCCGCGGCTACATGGGCCTGATGCCCAAAGGAGGTCGATGATGCACACAACCGAGACGCGGGTGTTCGAGCTGCGTGAGGCGGATCTGACCGGTGACCGGACGATGCGCGGGGTGGCCGTGCCCTACGGTGTCGACGCCCCGATCGCCGGGCAGTACCTGGAACAGTTCACCCCCGGATGCTTCGCGAAATCCATCAAGGAAGCCGCCCGCGGTCTGCCGCTGTACGCGATCCACGCCCACGACCGGTGGCCGATTGGGCGCAGCATCAGCTGGGAAGACACCCCCGAGGCGCTGATCGGTCAGTGGGAGTTCGCCAGCAGCACCGAAGCCGACGAGGCCCGCGGCATGGTCCGCGACGGGCTCGCCACGGGGCTGTCGGTGGGGTTCGTCCCGATCCGTTCGGATTGGGACCCCGGATCCGAAACCGCCCCGCCGCGGGTGAAACGCCGCGAAGGGCGACTGTTCGAAACGTCGATTACCCCCATCCCGACGTTCGCCGCCGCGCAGATCCTGCATGTGCGCACCGCCGGGGTCCAACCGTCCACCCCGCACGTCGACCAGTGGCGGCGCTGGTTCACCGCCCACCAGGAGCGGTCGTCGTGAGCCGCAACGACGCGAAAGCGTTCTACAACCCGGCCGCCGGGGAGAACAGCACCGCCTACATCACCCCCACCGACGCCAAATCCGCGATCGACACCATCTACGACGACATGGCCGTCGCCGACGCCGACATCATCTCCCTGCTCGGCGACCCGCAAAACCCGGCGCTGTACCTGCCGAAAGCCGGCGGCACCCTCACCGGGCCGCTCGTGCTGGCAGCCGACCCCAACGCCGCGATGCACCCGGCCACGAAACAGTACGTCGACGCGCTAGCGGCGAGGGCAGTAGCAGGCAGGACCACGGTCACCCTCAGCTTCAACGCGGGCTACTCCGATGTGCCCACTGTCACGATCCCTGCCGGGCGTCTGGTCTCCGGGCTTGTGGTAGCCGTGGCCTCAGCGCAGGAGGCACACACCGGCAAGGCCTACATGATCACGATCCGGAACGCTACAACGAGCTCCCTGGAGATGCGCGCCTACGATGTCACCGCCCCGACAAGTGCATCCGGCAGTCGCACCCTGACGATCCACTGGGTGTGCCGGGTGGCGTGATGACCAGAGGTGACCTTCCCCGCAAATGGCTGTACCGGCCGGTGAAACCGGTCGCGATCGGCACGATCATGGCGACCAGCCTGCTGGCGCTCAACCAGTTCCTGTCGCTGACCGGGCGCGAACCGCTGCTGTACACCCCAGACGGCAGCATCGGCGCGATCTTCGCCCTGGCGACGACCAGCACACTGCTGATGCTGTGGTCGTGGGTGGCGGTATCCCAACGCACCTACCAAGTCGCGCTGATCTTGGCGGTGGGGGTGTGGGCAGGGCGAGCCGTCGAGGTCGCCCTGGCCTACGACAGTGCCTGGCAAGGCGCGTTGCCGCTGTCACTGGCGGTGCTGATCGCCGGCTCGTACGTGCTGGAAGCCGCCAATGAGGACACCCCGTGACGGTGCTGCTGGCCGACCTGGACCCGGCCGCGGCGCAAGCACTGGTGGTGCTGGCCGCGGCCCTGGCCATGCTCATCACCCGGTTCACGTCCTACTACTTCCCCAAAGGTTTCACCCGTTTCGACACCGGCGGGCGCAAACGCCGCCGCAAACGCCAACGTCAACCCGACGACCAGGAGGAGGACACCACCGATGAACCGTGAACCGTTACTGATCCGCGCCGTGATTGTCGGGTTCTTGCAGCTGCTGCTCACCGCGGTGGTGTTGCAAGGCCTGCTGGCCTTGACCGCCGAGCAGACCGCAGCCTGGTCCGCGGTGATCGCCGGCGGGGGCACCGCCGTGCTGGTGGTGTGGACCCGCGGGAAGGTCACCCCGGTCGATGACCCGCTCAGCGCGGACGGCACCACCCTGGTCGCCTACACCGGCAAGGAGTTGTGATGCTGCGCAAAGGGCTGTGGCCCAACCGGAAACGCAAGTGGCGTCCCAGCGCCCACGCCCCGGTCAAAGGCCCGTTCATCGTGTCCTGCGCCGAGTACTACAGCACCGGCAAACCGCATTGGGCGATGGACATGGTGCCGGTGCCGTGGCGCCGCGCCCGGCTGTACGCGGTGCGTAACGCCACCGTGCTCGACTGCCACGACGGCGAACAGGACAATCCGCCCCGCCGGTATCCCGGCATGGCCTCGAACTGGATCATTCTGGGTTGGACAACCAAAACCGGTAAGAAACGTTCGGCGTTCTACCAGCACCTGCGCCGCGGCTCGGTGAAGGTCAAGAAGGGCCAGAAGGTCAAAGCCGGCCAGTGGATCGGCAACGTCGGCACGTCCGGGAACACCACCGGGCTGCACCTGCACTTCAGCCTGCACAACGGCTGGATAGGTGCGGCCACCCGCTACTCGCAGATGACCGACCCGCGCCGGCCCTGGCCCCCGTCGAAGGCGTGGCTGAAACCGAAACACCGCCGCTGACCAATCCGCGCCGCTGACGCAGGTGCGCGTTATAGTCCGCGGCGAGGCAACAACCGCTCACCTAGATGGTGGGGGCGCATCGAAACCTGAAGCGTCCGCCCCCACAGAACCCCTCGGGGTTCAGCCGCCGGTCAGGGGCAGGCTGCATCTACGCCGGACGGGTCGCCGCGTCACACCCCACAGACAAAGCCGACGCGCCGAAACCCCACACCTGGCGCAGAAAGGGGCGGGCCGACATCATGTCGCAGCAGCTCATCGACAAGTACCTCGAGGAACGCCACGGGCTGTCCTCCCTGATCGACACCACCCTGACCGCCGCCGAAACCGAATCCCGGGACCTGTCCGACACCGAACGGGAAGCCCTCGAAGGCGCGAAAACCCGGATGGTCGCGATCGACTCCCAACTGGACCTGATCAAGGGTGCTTTGGAGCGGCGCAACGCCGCCCATGACCTGTCCAGTGTCCTCGGCGGCCGCCGCAACCAGCCCGGCCACGGCGACGACCCGGCAGGCCTGCACACCCGCACCCTCGGGTCGTTCGTGGACTCCGACGCCTACGCCGACTGGGACGGGTCCGGGCGCAGCCGCAAAGCCACCATCGACGTGTCCCCGATGATGCTCACCCGGGCTGTGCTGGAAACCGGCGCCACCCCTGGCAGTGTGCTGATCCCCGAATCGGCGAAGTATGTGCTGCCCCAAGGTGCAGCGCAAACCCCGATCCTTGATGTGATCGGCCGGCTGCCGGTGTCCACGAACAGTGTCGACCTGGTCACCTACGGCAGCCCGACCGGCGCATCCGGGTTCGCGGCCGTGCCCGAGAAGGGCGACAAGCCGGAAGTGACCCTGGTCGCCGACTCGACCCCGGTCACCCTCGAAACGATCGCCGGTCATGTCGTCGCCACCCGGCAGCTGCTCCAAGACGCCCCAGCGGCCAGGTCCTGGATCGACACCCAGCTTCGTCTGGGGCTGCTGCACAAGCTCGAGGCCAACGCCGCCGCGGCGCTGGCCGCCGGCACCTACCAGACCGTCACCGGTGAGGCAGGCCAGCCGCTGATCGAGGTGGCCAGGGTGGGTGTGGCCAAGGTGCAGGAGGCCGGGTTCACCGCCAACGCGATCCTGGTCCCACCGGCCGACGCTGCCTGGTTCGACATCTACCTGATGCAGCTCGGCTCGGCCGGGGCGGTGCTGGGGGCTCCGGTGTTCGGTTTGCAGGTGGTGCCTGTGCCCGGGCTGACCGCCCCGCTGGTCGGGAACTTCCAGCTCGGCGCCACCATGCTCGAGCGGGTTGGCACGGAGGTGTTCATCACCGACAGCCACGCCGACTACTTCCTGAAGAACCAGTTCGTGATCCTGGCGGAGGCCCGCGCGAAGACGGTCGTGACCCAGCCCGACGCGATCGTGGAACTGGAAGTCACCCCGGCGGCGTGAAACCTGGTGGGCGCGGCTGGGTAGCCAACCCCGGTCCGTGCCCACCAGCTCCACCACCGGAACCGGAACGCGGGAAAGGAGAAACCCCAGGTGGCCACTCTGACAGGCTGGATCCAGCCGGCCGATGTGACACGGGCGACCGGGCTTGCGCCGCACAGCACCGCCGACGCCGGCCGGTTGACGTTGATCTGCCAGGGTCTGAACCGGGCGGTGGGGCAGTGGCGCCCCGACCTGCCCGTGCCCACCCTCGACGGCGACTTCGACCCCGCCACGTTCGCCCCGGCGTTCGACTCCCACGACGGGTTGACCGTCACCGGGTGGGATCCGCGCATCACCTTGGGGCTGGTGTCCCTGGCCCAACGCATGTACTCCGGGTTGGGCACCGGCGGGGCCGAACAGTACGACCCGGATGTGGGCCTGCCGCCGGTGATGAGCCGTGAGATCGAAACGCTGCTGGAAATCAACCGGGCGTTCCGGCCGGTGGCCACATGAGCATCGCCACCGCGGTGGAACACATCGCCGACACCATCGCCACGCAAACCGGTCTGCGCGCGGTGGCCGACCCCCGCCAAATCGTGTTGCCGTGTGTGCTGGTCAACCCCCCGAAACTGGACTTCGGGACGTTGGCCGGTGAGGCCGCCCAGGCCGAGGTCACCGTCATGCTGCTGGTCCCCGGCCCGTACAACCTGGACGCGTTGGCGCAGCTGTCCGCGATGCTCGAGGAGATCCTCGACGTGTCCGGGATGGCCCCACCCGACGCCGCCGACCCGGTGCAGTACACCACCGCCACCGACACGAAAATCCCCGGCTACCAGCTGACCTACCGGATGGCGGTGGCCCTATGAACCCCCGGCAGGGCCGTCCTGCCGGTCAATCCCATTGCCGGCTGACGGCAGAAGGAGGAACCGATGAGTACCGATAGCCGCGTGAAGTCCGGCATCCTGTCGTTCACCGCCCCACCCGGCGGCACGTCCGTGGCGTTCTCCGGGCAGATCACCGAAGTGTCGATCAACCCATCCGTGGACACCGCCGAAGCCACGGAGGTGCTGTCCGGGGACAAGGTCGGTGGGGCGTCGACGGTGTCCGACACCCTCGACTTCACCCTGATCGCCGACTTCGACGCACCGTCGGCGGCCAGCCTGCAAGCGTTCTCGTGGGCGCACCGCGGCGAGGTTGTCGAGTTCGATGTGCAGTTCACCGACGACGCCGGCACCGCCTGGACCGGCACCTGTGAGGTGAAAGCCCTCCAGGTCGGTGGGGCGGTGAACAAGCAGATCACCATCACCGGGTCCTACCCGATCCGCACCATCGTGCCCCCGACCGGGTTCGGTGACGGCGGACTGCCGTAAACCAACCACGCCCAGCCGCACACACAGTCCGGGAGGTGACCGCAGTGAGATTCCCTTCGCGCCGCGGTCACCTCCCACCCAAAGGAAGGGAAACCCATCATGCAACTACCCGTCTTCGAGGTCACCTTGGTCGACAGCGAACCGTTCGACGTGTCGATTCAGCAGTCGGAGGCCACCCGCTGGGAGATCGAACAGTCCGCCCGTGGCTGGCCGGACAAAACCGAGGCGTGGAACCTGTGGACCACGTTCGTGGCGTTCAACGCATCCCGGCGGCTGGGCCGCATCCCCGCCGACATGACCTTCGACGCGTTCACCGACCTGGCGGTGCGCATCGACATCAAGGCGGTGGCCGAGGCGGACCCTACCCAGCCGGATCCCACGCCCGACTCGTCATCGAGTTAGCGCTGGCCACCGGCACCGCCCCGCGGGACTGGTGGGACGAACCGTCGGCCACGATCGTCACCGCCCTGGACATCCTCACCGAACGCACCACCACCTGAAAGGAGTCGGGCAAATGGCAGCGGTCGCCATCCGCGGGCTCAACGACACGATCGCGGCGATGACCCGGATCGGGGTGGAGTCCCAGGATCTGCGCGACGCGTTCGACGAGGTCGGGCAGTTGGCGTTGGCCGCGGCGCAGCGCATCGCCCCGAAAGGCGCCACCGGGAAACTGTCGTCCGGGCCGCGGAAGTCCCGCCGGCGCAACGCGGCGATCCTGCGCCAGTCCACCCCCACCTACTGGCCGTACGCCATGTTCGGGGCGGTCACCTGGCCCCGGCCGGTGCCGTTCCTGTACCTGGCACGCGATGAGGTTTCCGACCGGGTCGCCCCGCTGATCGAACGCAACCTGGATCTGATCATCGCCCGGGCGGGGTTCTGACATGGCCCGCAGCGTGCAGGTGGTCATCTCCGCGGACGCCCGCGGGATGGGCCGCGGGGTGGCGCAGGCCAACGCGCAGCTGCGCACCCTGCAAACCTCGGCGGACAAATCCCAGCAGTCCCTGGCCAAGATCGACGGGCTGTTCTCGAAGTTCTCCCAGGGCGCGGTCGCCGCCGCCGGGATCGCCGCGGTCGGCGCGTCGATCATGCAGGTGGTCAACGCCGCATCGGCGCTGCAACAGGCCCAAGGCTCGGTCGAGGCGATCTTCGACGTGCAGGCCGCCGAGGTGATCGCCGGGGCGTCGGCCTGGCAGCAGTACGGGCTGTCCCAGTCGCAGGCGTTGCAGTCCTCCGCGCTGCTCGGCAACCAGCTCAAACAGTTGGGCTACACCGGCGACACATTGACCCGCACCACCGACCAGCTGCTGATGACCGCCGCGGACATGGCCGCCACGTTCGGGGGGACCACCCCGAAAGCGTTGGAGGCGTTGCAGGCGGGGCTGCGCGGGTCGTACGCCCGCCTGGACGAGTTCGGTATCAACATCTCCGAGACGATGGTGTCGGCGAAGGCCGCCAGTGAAGGCCTGACCACCCAGCAGGCCGCGCTGGGGCTGATCCTGGCTCAGTCCGGGGAGTTCGCCGGGCAGGCCACCCGCGAACTGGACACGTTCGCCTCCCGCCAGCAGGCCGCCACCGCCGCGATCCAAAACGCCAAGGAGAACATCGGGCAGGGGCTGCTGCCGGTGGCCACCCAGGTCGCCGCGGCGCTCGGCGGGATGGGTGGCGCCCTGGCCGCGCTGCCCCCACAGTTCGTGTCCGCCGCCGGGTCGGTCGGGGTGGCCGTGGCCGCGTTCAAAACCATCCAGATCGCCTCCGGGGCCGCCGCGGCGCGGCTGGCCGCGATGGAAGTCGCGCTCGGCGCCGCCGGGAAACCCACCCGGGCGTTGGGCGCGGGGCTGGCGTCGATGGGGGTGGACCGGCTCGGTGCAGCCCTCGGGGTGGCGACGGTCGGGCTGATCGGGATGCAGGCGGGTATCTCCGCGGTGGCCGAGTCGATGCGCTCCGCGGTGCCCGACGCCGCCGAGTTCACCCGGCAACTCAAGGAAGCCTCCAACGCCCTGTCCGACATCGGCGTGGAACTGTCCAAACCGTGGTATGCCGCCAACCCGTTCCAGGACTTGGGGCGCAGCGCCGACGACCTGGCGGCGTCGCTGGACCGGTCCCTGTTCGACACCATCCGCGAGTTCGGCACCGAAGGTGGGCTGGCCGGGCTGCGCGGCGAGGAGCAGGCCGCCCGGCAGTACTTCGAGAACATGGCCGCCGGCATCAAAGAGATCCAGGTGTCCGACCCGCAGCTGGCCGCGGCCCGCACCCGGGAACTGTTCGACGTGCTGGCCCGCAACATCGGCGCGGCCGCCGCCGGGGACTACCTGGCCGACTTGGGGCTGTCCATCCAGACCGCCGCGTCGGCCGCGGCCGGCGCCGCCCCATCGTTCGACAGCCTGACCGAGGCGCTGAAACGCGTCGCCGACGCGAAAAGCTACATGGATTCGTTCTTCGCCTCCCAGTCGGCGATCGAGGAGAACGCCGCGAACCAGACCGCCTACCGGGAAGCCGTCGCCGCGACCGCCGACCAGATCGACGCCGGTGGGCGGTCGTTGCAAGGGTGGACCGCCGCCCAGATCGCCGCCGGGAGGGCGTCGCGTAACGCGGATAAGAACATTTCCGGGGCGGCGAACGCCCTGATCGACCAGGCGAAGACCGCCCGCGACGCGGCGGTGTCCCTCGGGATGGTCACCGGCAGTTCCAAAGCGGTGGCAGGGGCGACCCGCACAGCCCGGGCCCAGTTCATCACCGCCGCCCGCGCCGCCGGGATCCAGAAGCAGGAGGCTGTGAACCTGGCCAACGCGCTGGGCCTGGTCCCCAAGGACGTGAAAACGGTCTACAAGAATTCGGGTGCGGCGCAGGCCAAGAACGACGCCGATGCGGTGCGCACCGCGATCTTGTCGATCCCCACCTACCGGGAAATCCAGATTGTGGTGCGCCGCGGCGACGCCGTCCAGGGGCAGTTGGGCCCCGCGTTCGAGAACCGCACCTCCTCGAGCCTGTCGGTGGACGGGCAGTCGTCGGCGCAGGCGTACCTGTCCGGGATGTCCACCGCGCTGCGCAAGTGGATGGCCGGCGACGCGAACGTCAAGAAGCTGTTCAAGATCGAAGCGGACACCGCGGAGAAGAACCGCGACAAGCTCAAACAGATCACCGACGATGTTGTGCGCCACACCCAGGACCGCTACGAACGGTTGTACGCCCGGTTGCGGCAGTTGGAGCAGGACCGGGCGGCGCTGGCCAAACGCCTCGCCGAGGCGGTGACCGCGTTCAGCATCGCCGATCAGCTGTCCGCTGCCCGCGACGCCGCCGAGAAGATCACCGCGCTGCAAACCGAGGCCGCTGAGGCAACGATGCAGTCCTGGTCGCACCTGGACCCGATCATCGCCGAACTGCAAACCACCACCGACCCGGTACGCCTGGCCGAACTGCGCAACACGTACGCCACGCTGATCGCCGCCGGGCCTCGCACCGTGGCCGACACCGCGCGGCGCGCCGAACTCGAAGCGCAGATCGCCCAGCTGCGCGCCCAGGACGACCTGTCCGAACAGATCGCCGCGCAGGTCAACGCCACCGCCGAGTTCGCCGGGCTGCTGCGCACCCTCAAACAGCAGGGGCTGTCCCCGGCCGGGCTGGCCGAGATCGCCCAGGCCGGCCCGCAAGCCGGGCTGGAACTGGCCCGCCAGCTGGCCGCGAACGCCGGGCTGCGCGACCAGTGGGCGATGTCGTTCCGGCTGATGAAGCAGTACTCCGCCGGGATCGGGCAGGACATCGCCAACGCCACCTACAAGGTTGACGTGCGGCAGGCCCGCGCCACGTTGCGTGCCATGTGGAAACACAGCGCCGACGACATGGAAGACGCGATCAACAAGAAGCTGCGCAAGGCGAAGTTCAAAGCCGAGGTGGATGTCGACCTGAAAACGAAGAAGTCGAAAGCGACCGCAGCCGAGGCACCCACGGTGGTGATCGAAAAGTTGGAGGTCAACGGGGCGATCGACCCGGAAGGCACCGCCCGGGCGATCCGCCGGATCCTGAAAGAACACGCGGCGAGGGCCGGACGATGACAGCGCATCAGGGGTTCGATGCCGCGTTCTCCCCGGACTTCGACACCGCCGACGAGTGGGTCGCGATCATCGGGGGGAACAACCTCGAGGCGCACATCGTGAAATCGTCGCTGGCGATCCGGATGGGCAAAGACGACCCCGACCCGGTCGGGCAGGCCGACACATCCACCGCCAGTTTCGAAGTGTTGGGTGACCCGCTGCTGTGGACGCAGGCGCTGACCGCCCCGTGGACGGTGAACACCACCGGCGGGGTGGTCACCGACGCGCCGCGGGCGGTCACCAGCCGCCCCGACGCCAACACCGCCCGGGTCGAACCGTCCGGTGCGTCCTGGACCCCGGCGGAACTGGCCGGGCGCACGTTCACCGCGGTGATGGACCTGGCGCAGCCGGCCAATCTGTTCCCCGCCACGGTCCGCGGTCAACGCCGCCAGCAGATCCTCGCCGACTTCACCTTCGACGTGTTGCAACAACCCGGGGTGCAGACCGGTGTGCGCCGCCGTGCCCGCCTGGTCGCCCGCTACTACACCGCCAGCCCAACTGCCGGAGGGCAACTGCTCGCCGAACACGCCGGGCCGTGGGTCGGGTTCGGGCTGGCCGGCAGCAAAACGTTGACACTGCCCGCCGCGCAGGTGCCGCTGGCCGCCCGTTGGGTGCAGCTGCGCTGCGAGGCAACCCTCGACGGCACCGACGCCACGGTGTACCGGGTGCAGATCCAGGCCGCCCCCGGGCTGACCTACCGGCTGGATACCGGCGTTGGGGATGCGTTCTCACCCGGCGAGAAAGTGGTGATCACCCGCAACGGGGCCACCGTGTGGACCGGGTGGGTGACCGACGAGGACCGCGACTGGTCCCCATCGGCCGGGTCGACCTCGAGGGTGAACGCGGGCGGGCCCCGCCAGCAGTACAACCAGCGCTACTACATTCCCCGCTGGGGAACCTCAGGATCCACCTACGGTGTGGCGTTGGCGTACATGCCGCTGGACCCTGGCCCCGGCGGGTACTCCGACCGGCCGATGTCGGACTTCGTCAACGACCTCGCCGGGTACTTCACCCACGGTGTGCAGCAGGCCTACACATCCGAGGCCAGTTCAATCCGGGTCGGGATTGTGCAGTTCTGGAAAGGTGCGGACCTGGAACTGGTCACCGACCTGCTCGACGGGGCAGCCAACGCCTGCTTCGCGCAGGTGTGGGAGCTGCGCGACGGGCAGATCGGGGTGTGGGGTCATCCCTACTACCGGTTCGAGGCCCCCGCAGCGGTGTACACCGCGGACACCATCAGCGTGGACGCCGCCGGTATCGTCACCCCGGTACGGGTGCGCCGCGAACCGGTGTACTTCAACCGGTACACCGCGCAGCGCGGCACCCGGATCCTCGGCCCGCCGATCCCCGACGAGGCCCGCGAGTTCGACCCGGTACTGTTCTATGTCGCCCCGCCTGCTAACCACGCCGACCGGGAATACTCCCCCCAGCCGTTGCTGTACCCGGCGTACCAACACGCGCAGGCGAAGTGGGATTTCATCAATGGGGTGTGGAACGCGCTGGTCAGCATCGAACACGTCGACCAATGGGTGGTGCGCCGTAACCTGGTCGACCCTCAAACGTGGGATCAGCTCGTCACCGCCCGCCTCGGCGCGCCCATCACCATCAACAACATCCCGGTCGGGCTGTTCCGCGACTTCACCGGCACCAGCTGGACCGGGTTCCTGTGGGGCTGGCAGCTGTCCGGCACCGACGAGATCCGGCTGACCGTGATCGACAAACGCCTGTTCAAACTGTGATCAGCAGCCGCGGCCCCGCGGCGGCAGGCCCAACCGGATCCGCACCGTGGTCGCAGCACCGCCGGCGCTGTAATACCGTTTCTGCCAGCTGCGCCGCGCCGTGGGTGTGGTCCGCGACTCGTAGAACGACACACTGCCGAAGTAGGACCGGACGATCCTCGAGATGGGCCGGTGCAGGTCCTCAGGCCAGCGGGCAGCGTTGAGGCGCTGACCGGCTGCAGTTGCGGGGGCTGGCGCACATCTCGTGGTGGTCGCCGGTGCAGGCCCGGCTGGTGTTCATGCCGCCCTGCGCAGTGTCACGTAACCAGCGGGTTCGGGGTTCGAGTCCCTGGCGGCGCACTCACCACACAACCCGGATCCGGGTTCGTGACCGGTTTCGATCCAGTGCAACGGCACCCCTGTGCTGGATGCTCACGGGCTGGACTGGCTACCGCCCGAGGACGGTTATAAGTGGTTCGCCGGGTCGGTGAGTGCGGCTTAGTGGTTGATCCGCGACCGTTTGGCGCTCGGTGTGGAGCGCTCGGACGACGAGGTAGCGGCCGATGAATCCCTCGACGGCGAGGAAGTGCAGACGGTAGACCTCCCGCAGAATGTCCACGGCGGCTACCCCGTTGTCCAAGAGGAACGCGATGCGGTCCACGTTGGTCTGTACGGTCTTGGCCTGTTGCTTGCTCATCGACCTGCTCATGCCGCTACCCTTCCGCCGTTAGTTGGCATTCGTCGCACAATGGGCTCGTTCCGATCCACACGTCCCCGAGGGACACCTGCACAAGTCCGAGCGTTTGCCGTCCACACGCCCGGCATGGCGTCAGTTCGTCGTTTAGATCCTCGTTGAGCGTGGCAATGGTTGTGCGTACGGTCTTGGCCTGGTGTTTGCTCACCTCGTGAATGCTCTGTGTCTGGTAGCGCTGGTGGGCTGCTTGCCTGCTCACGTCTAGGGCGTCGGCTATCGTCTCCCACGTCTCGCCGTTGTCTTTGGCGTCTCTGACAATGTCTGCTATCAGGCCTTCTAGTTGCTTGCGTAGGTAGTCGGCTTCGCGTAGCGCTGCTATCGCTGTGCCTTCGCTGACCTGCTGGGCGAGCCGCTCGGCTGAGGTCAGAACACTGGCGGTCTGCATGTTGGTTACCTGGTGTGCGTTCATACGTCAAGGATACTTGACAGATAGCCACCGTGTCAAGGTGTCTTGACAGACTGGGGTTAGGCCGTTTGGGTGGCTCTCCATGCCTTCACTCGGCTGTGCGCATCGCCCACAGACGCAGGGTCTGTTTGCTCGGGCTGATCTTGTCGTGGGTCCAGGTGCTCACGGTGTTCCGTGCCACGTCGAGGTAATCGGCCATGTCCTGGACTCCGATGTTGGCTTGGCGAAGGGATTTCGCCATCCGGTCTCCGAGTGTCCATCGGGGGACTGGCGCTGGGTTGTCCATCTGCACTGTCATGCATTGAGTGTTGCACGAGGCCCGATCATTGTGCAATCAACACCGCCCAGTCGGGTGACACGCCAATGAAAGACCAGTAATCAACCTCGTCGTGCATTGTGCAATGATGTGGTCATGACAGACCTTCTGACAACGGCAGTCGTGGCCAGGTTGGCTGGCATCAGCGCTACAACAGTCACCCGGGAAGTCGCACGGGGCAACATCACCCCCGCCTACAAGTTCCCCGGTCCGGCGGGCGCGCTGCTGTTCCACCCCCACGATGTGCAACGGTGGTTGGACTCCCGCCGGGCAGCAGCGTGATAACCGATCGGCGGCTGGCCGCTGCGTTCCGCCGCTCCGGACTGGCCCTGCTGACAGTGTCCCTGCAAGCCCTGGTGATGGTCGGGGTTGCGATCCCGCTGCGCTGGTGGGCCGGCGGCCTGGCGTTCACCGGGATTGCGCTGGTGACCGCGTGGTGCGCCGGCGGGGAGCTTCGTTCCGCCCATGAACACACCGAGCAGGCCGACTGGTTGGAGGCCCGCCGATGACCGGGCACCTGCTGTCCCATGCCGCCCGCTGGCACGGTGTGTACCGGGCGCGCTGCCAGTGCGGCTGGGATCTGTTCCACGCCTCGTTGCCGGCGCTGTGGGCCCTGCATGATCGGCATCTGGCAGCGGTGCGCTCGACCGTGGCAGGTGGCCGGTGAGCCGCACTGTGTTCGTGTCCGGGGTGCCCGTTCCGCAAGGGTCGAAACGCCGCGGCGCGCACGGCCAGCTGATCGAGGCCGCCGGGCGCCGGCACCGTGCCTGGCGTGACCAGCTGGCCTGGTCGTTCGTCGCGCAGGGCTGGCACAAAACCCCCATCGACACCGGCCCGGTGGGGGTGGTGTTGGCGTTCTTCATGCCCCGCCCCGCAGGGCACTACCTCGGTAAGCAGCTGCGACCCTCCGCGCCGCGCTGGCACACCCGGCCCGCCGACATCGACAAACTGTCCCGCGCCGTGCTCGACGCCCTGACCGAGGCGGGGGTGCTCGGCGACGACGCGCAGGTCACGTTGCTGACCGCGTCGAAGGTATGGGCGTCGACCGAGCCGGGTGTTCACGTCCAGGTTGAGGAGCTGACCGAATGACACGGCAGATCGACGCGGATGTGCGCCGCTGCACATGCGGGGCGTGGGTGTTCACCGACACCACCTGCGCGGTGTGTGAAGCGACCCCTGCCGATCGGGGGGTGTGGTGATGCCGCGGCGCACCGAACGGCAACGCCGCCGGGCGTTGACGAAACGTCACGCCCGGATCCACAAACACCCGATCCGTCCCGCGTCGGGGTACCGGCAGCCCGTCAGGAAGGACGCTGTATGACCGCGAACCTGGACCCGATCTGCACCTACCAGTGCGAGTGGGGCAGGCACCCGGCCTGCCCGGAACCTGGGCATTGCATGTGTGTGTGCCACCACCCGTATCAGCGTTCCCGGCTCAAACAGATGGCCCGCCGGGTGTGGGGGCGGTGGACATGACCTACTGGAAGGCAACCCGGCCTGACGGCACCGATTTTCACACCGGCACCGTGGACTATGCCGCCGCCCTAACATCCGGCGTGCCAGTGACCGTGGCACCCGACAGTGGGTGGGACGAGGGGATCGCCCCGCCAACAGACTTTCCTGGCCCAGGCTGGCTGCACATGGCAACCATCCCCACCAAGTGTGTGGGCATGTCGTGGCCGTGTCGGCTGTTCGAGGTGGCACCGGACGACGACCTGGGCGAGGACCGGCCCCGCCACGCGCGCAAGGTGGGGGCCACGGCTGTCCGGGTGCTGGCCGAGGTGGATGCCCATGTGGCGCTGGGGCCGCAGGGCGTGCAGGTCGCGGCGTGCATCGAGAGGTGCGCCACGCTGACAGCGGACGACGTGCGCCGACTGGGCGCCGCTTGGGACACCATTTGGGGCGCCACTCCGGGCGCCACTCGGGACGCCACTCGGGGCCCCGCTCGGGGAGCCACTCGCGCCACTCGGGACGCCGCTTGGGACGCCGCTTGTGACGCCGCTTGGGGCGCCACTCGGGACGCCACTCGGGGCCCCGCTCGGGGAGCCACTCGCGCCACTCGGGGCCCCGCTTGGGACGCCGCTTGTGACGCCGCTTGTGCGTTGCTTGCGCGTGACCTGATCGGCGAGTATCCCGGCTGGGACCAGGGCGCCTACGACCTACTGACCGGGCCGTGGCGTCGGACGATCGGGCCGCTCCATCCCGACGACGCGCCGGTGGCAGGTGCGACGTGACCGGGCGCAGGGTCGGGGTGAAACCGAACACCACAGCGTGGCTGGCGTGGCGTGCCCTCGGGGTGACCGCGTCGGACACCACCGCCATCCTCGGCCTGTCGCCGTGGTCTTCACGGTTTGAACTGTGGTGGCGCAAACACCACGACCGGGCCGTGGTCGCTGACGGCGGGTTGTTGCAGGAGTGGGAACGTTCGCAGCGGTTCGCGATCGGTCACGCCCTGGAACCGGCGCTGCACCGCTTCTTCACCGGCGAGGTTCTGCCCGAAGGGTGGCGGCTGGGGTCGGGGGGCTGCTGGCAGGGCCGCGGCGTGTTGTCGTGGCTGCGCGCCACCCCCGACCGGTGTGTGTACCCCGACCGGCGGGGTCGCCGCCCGGTGGCGCTGGTCGAGTTCAAAACATCCGCCGGGTTCGATGAGTTCGGCGACGACCCCGGCGATGGTGTCCCCGACATCCCGGCGCACTACCGGGCGCAGATGATCCACCAGATGGCCACCGTGGGGGTGGGCCGCGGCTGGTTGACGGTCCTGACCCACCAGATGGAGGTCAGGCATTACGAGGTGGTTGCGCAACCCGGCGAGGTTGATCTGGTCATCGACTCCGCGCATGACTTCCACCGGTCGTTGTCCGAAGGCCGAACCCCGGATGTGGACGGCCACGAAGCCACCACCGCCGCGTTGAAAGGCCGCCACCACGGCGACGCCCACGGCGACATCGCGGTGACCGACGACCTGGCCGCCGCGTACCGGCAGGCCGTCGCCGCCGCGAAACACGCCAAGGCCGCCGAGGACCTGGCGAAGAATCAGCTGCTGGCCGCGATGGGCGACGGGAAACGCGCCATCGACGGGCACGGCGCGGTCGTCGCGACCCGGTCGGTGTCGTACCGCCGCGGCATCGACCGGGCCCGGTTGCAGGCCGACCACCCCGACCTGTTCGCCGACTACTACCAGCCGTCGACCACACCCACGATCCGTCTGACACCCGCCCGGCAGGCAACGCCGGGAACACCCATCACCCAACCGAAAGAGAGCAAGCCATGAGTAAACCCACCGGGGACTACGTGTTCGAGGTGGTCTGCCCCGTGTGCAGACGCACCGTCGACATCGAAGCGACCGTTGAAGCGGTCCTGAAACGCAAGGAATGGTCCGGGTCCACCTTGGCCATCTCCATGTCGTCCAAGGCGATCCCGCACCGCTGCGACCAAGAGGCACTGGCCCTGGACACCGACACCGGAGAGTTGAAGGCCACCGCATGAACGACACCATCACCGGTGCGGTGGAAACCCACCGCGACACCGGCGCGATCGTGCAGCAGGTCCGCGACTACCGCGACGAGTTCGCCCAGGTCCTGCCCTCCCACATCAACCCGATCACGTTCACCCGCCTGGCCGTGGGCGCGTTGAAACGCGACCCGAAACTGTTGCAGGTCGCCCAGCAGAACCCGGCGTCGCTGATGCAGGCCCTGCTCGAGGCCGCCCGGCTAGGGCTCGAACCGGGCACGAACGAGTACTACCTGACCCCGCGCGGGGGCCGGCAACCCGGCGTGCTCGGCATCACCGGCTACCAGGGCGAGATTGAACTGATCTACCGGGCCGGGGCGGTATCCAGTGTGAAAGCCGAAGTGGTGTGCGCCGCCGACACGTTCACCTACCGGCCCGGCGACCAGATCCCCGATCACCGCATCGACTGGTTCTCCGACCGCGGCCATGTGTTGGGTGCCTACGCCTACGCGGTGATGCGCGACGGGGCCACCTCGAAGGTGGTGGTGGTCGGACCCAAGGAAATCACCCGGGCCAAAGCCGCCTCGGCCACCGCCGACAAGGACCACTCGCCGTGGAAAACCGACTACGCGGCGATGGTGTTGAAAACTGCGATTCATCAGCTCGCCAAATGGGTGCCGACCAGTGCGGAGTATCGCCGTGAGCAGTTGCGCGCGGTGGCCACCGTCGCCGCCGAAACCGAACCGGCGCGCGGCACAGTGGTCAACCCGGGCACCGGGGAGATCATCGACGCGGAAACGGTGGACTAATGGGCACCGTTGTGGTGATCGACCCGGACTGCCGAGACGGCAAACACGCCACCTGTTTCGGTGGGCCGTGCGAATGCGGATGCCACCGCGCACCGGCCAACCCGGTCAGGGTCGCCCAGATCGTCGCCGCGTTGGCGTTCATCTGCGAACGGCACACCCCCGACACGTTCTCCGCCGCACACCAAGGACTGACCTGCCAGGCGTGCAGCCAGCTCGCCGGGATCCCCATCGGCTGGCCGTGCCCGGACCGCGAAGCGATCGCAGACCTACTCATCCACCCCAGCAACCGGCTGCTCCCAGACCACGCCAAGCAGACCCCATGAGCGCGCTGATCGGATGGCTGGCCGTGTGGCTACTGACCGCGGCGCTACTCGGTGTGGCCATCGGAAAGTTCATCAAAGCGGGGGACCGCTGATGCCCGGGCTCACCGCAGACCAGATCCGCTACGGCGTCAAACACGGACTCGACGTGCAACCCCCACCCAAGCCCGAACAACCCGGCAGGTGGCGCTGCCTCCTGTGCCCCTGGCCACGCTGGCACACCGGCACCTACACCGACTGGCTGCGCCACTACCAAGAACACCACCAGGACAAGGAACCGTGATGGCCGCCAAGAAGTACACAGGTATGTCGTGGGTGAGGCTGTACACCGACGCACCCCGGCATCACAAGGTTCTCGAGCTGATGGCCATGCCGAAGGGCAGGGAAGCGTGGGGCGTCTACTGCTTCGCGCTGGCCTGGTCCGGTGACCAGCGCACGGACGGCCACATCCCCGACTACGCCCTGTCCGCCCTGCACGCCACAAGGAAGCACACCGAACTACTCGAACAGGTCGGGCTGTGGAACCGCAACGGCAACGGCTGGCACATCCACAACTGGGGGCAGCGCCAGGAGACAACCCTCGCGCTGGAGGAGGCACGCCGGCAGAAGCGCCGGAACGCCTGCGCCAGATACCAGAAGGAAGGACACCCGAATCACCCTGCGGGGTGCCAGTGCTGGAACGAGGAGGCCACATGAGCGCACAGAAACAGGTGCAACTGCACTGCGCGCGCAGGACACCACGGGATGCAGACGCAACGCAGGGCGGGATGCAGAAGCGATGCACGGTGCATGCAGAGGACAGAGGACAGAGGACAGAGTACAGAGTATTAAACCCCCTGTGGTCCAACACCAAACCAAGTCACCATCCGAACAAGTGGGGGCCACCGTTGCCACTCACCAACAGCCCGAACACCACCACAAGCAGGACCCCCCGATGACCCTCGAAGAAACCACGAATCTCCTGCGCTACATCGCAGCGATCGACGGCCGCCGAATCACCAAAGACACCACCACAGCCTGGCAACACCTGTTCGCCAGGCACGACTACCAACCCGTCTTCGACGCCACCCAAACGGCCATCCGCAACGCCTCCGGCCGCTACCTCGAAGCCTCCATGATCTTCGATGTCCTCCGCAGACAACCCACCACACAACACCCCACCCGCCGCTGCCCCCACGGCCAACCACTCGGCAACTACTGCCACGACTGCGTCCACACCCACGACTGCTACGTCTGCCAACCCAACGCAGACCCAGCCATCATGCGCAACATCATCAAACTCGCAGACCACACCGGCCACGGCAAAACCGCGGCCCAACAAGGCATCAACACCACCTGCCCCTGCAACATGTGCGGAGGCCCCCAATGACATGGGCGACTACATCCGCTACGAACCGTACGCAAAGCACTACCACTGCGACCCCGACACCGAACACGCCGCAACCCTCATCGCCTGCGCTTATGCCGCCGACACCGACGAAGCACGCCTGTTCCTGGCGATCCTCGGCCTGTCTCGCTGACTTTTTAGCCACCCCCCGGTCAATCCGCCGCCCTTCGCCTTTTTCTCGTCTGACCCCGAAAATCCGCCCGGAAACAGCACCGGGAAGCCGCGGTAACCGGGCAGGTTTCGCCGCGGGTGCGCCGGTGTTGCACCCGGTATGGTGCGCGCCGTGACCGAGGACGGATACACCCGCGCGCCGCGCCGCCGGCAGGCGGTGAAGGCGGCGCTGATCGCCGAGCGGGGGGCGTGGTGCGAGTACTGCCATCGGGGTTTCCCCGCCTCGCAGCTGACGTTGGATCATGTGATCCCGCGCAAACGCATCGCCGACCTGGACCTGGACCGCACGTTGCTGTGGGATC